AAGAATTAGCTGATTGGATTACAACTAATCTTGAATATGATCAATGTATATTAGAGTTTTGGAATGAGAAGGACCCTAATTCAGGGTGGGTTCACTGTAGTTATTCAATAAATGGTAATAGAAAGCAGTACTTGAAGGCAGAGAAGGTAAATGGTAAAATTGTATATTCACCAATGGTTTAATTATGCCAATAGGAAGATCACAGATACCTCAACAAATAGAAGGTAAACTTCGTGGAGCAAAACCATCAAAGGCTATGCGTAAATATAAAAAAAGAAATAAAAAATAAAATGACAAAATTATGTTCAAGAGGAAAATCAGCAGCTAAAAGAAAATTTGCAGTTTATCCTAGTGCCTATGCAAATGCATATGCTTCAAAGATCTGTGCCGGTAAAATAAAAGATCCTTCAGGTGTAAAAAGAAAAGATTTTAAAGGACCAAAACCTCAAGGAGCTTACATGGGTAAGTTTATAGAAGTAGAAATTGATAATAAAAATTATTCAAATGAATCTTTAAAAAATTATTATAAAGATTTACTAAAATAATGTCAGACGATAAAAATAAAGAAGAATCTGTAATAGAACTTTCTAAAAGAGTAGGATCTAAAGAAGCGGCAAGAATTATTACAGCTGAAAAAGCAAAATTAAAACAAGAAAATAATTTTGAAAAGACTGGACAATATTATTTTGATCTTAAACTTGGTTTAAAACAAGGTGGTCTTTCAAAATGGTTTAATGAAAATTGGGTGGATATTTCTGCCCCTAAAAAAGGAGGAGGTTACAAAGAATGTGGAAGAAAATCAGCGAGTGGATCAAAAAGAGGTTACCCAAAATGTGTTCCTGCAGCAAAAGCAGCAGGAATGAGTGAAGGACAAAGAAGATCTGCTGTAGCAAGAAAGAGAGCGGCAGGTAATGTGGGTCCAAAACCAACAAATGTTAAAACAATACTTAATAAACCTAAAAAAATGAGAGAAGGTGGTATATATAACATGACAAAAATGAGGTATATTTAGTATATGATGAAAAATAAAAGCTTAAGTTCAAAGGCAGACCTAGATAAAGATGGACAATTGTCTTCTTATGAAATGAAAAGAGGAATGGCCATTGAAAAAGCTATGGCTGAGCAACCTGTAAAGGCTCAAAAAGGTAAAATGATGGTAAAAGGTCAAAAGGCAATACAAGTTAACAAACAATACTTCGGAGAATACTAAAATGGGAATGCAACAATACGCAAAATCTAAAATTTATCCTAAATTTTCAACTAAAGAACAAATGAAAATTATGGACAAAGGTCAAGAGAACGTTAAATCTAGTCAGTCAAAAAATCCTAAAAAAAAGTAGGTTATGACATATGGCCACTTCAGGAACTACATCATTTGATTTAGATATAGACGATATTATTGAAGATGCCTACGAACGTTGTGGTGTAAGAACTAACAGCGGATATAATATAAAATCAGCAAGACGAAGTTTAAACATTTTATTTTCTGAATGGGGAAATAGAGGTGTTCACCTATGGAAAGTAGAGCTTAAAACACAATCTCTAACTTCAGGAACCGCAACCTATGCAACTCCATCAGATTGTAGTGATGTATTAGAGGCATACATATCTACAACAAATGCTATTACATCAAGCACTAATGATATTTCTTTAGATAAGATAGATAGATCTGCTTATGCTGCTCTTCCTAATAAAGGTCAAACTGGACAGCCTTCACAATACTTTGTAGATCGTCAAATTACACCTACAGTTACTTTATATTTAACTCCTGATGCTAATACTTATACTTTTTTAAAATATTATTACATTAGCAGAATTCAAGATGCAGGAGCTTACACTAATCAAGCAAATGTTCCATATAGATTTTTACCATGTATGATATCTGGACTTGCATATTATTTAGGACAAAAGTTTGCACCAGATAGAGTGCAAGGATTAAAATTAATATATGAAGATGAATTACAAAGAGCTTTAGAAGAAGATTCACAAAGAACAAGTTCTTATATTTCACCTTATTCTTACTTTGGAGATGGAATTTAATGGCATTTGCAAGAGGTAAAAGATCATTAGCTATATCAGACAGATCAGGACAACAATTTCCATATGTAGAAATGAAAAGAGAATGGAATGGTTCTTTTGTACACTATACTGAATATGAACCTAAACAACCTCAATTAGATCCAAGACATCATAAAGCAGATCCACAAGGATTAAAAAATGCTAGATCAGATACAGTTCCAGGTGGAGGTTTATTACTACAATTAGATTTACAATATTGGCCAGGACAATTTACATCTATTGGAATGCAGCCTGGAATAAGTGGAGACATTATAAATGCAAATAGATCGGCATATACAGGTGTTGGTAACGTAACAATAGTAATATCATGACATACGCAGAATTAGTACAAAAAATTAGAGATTATACAGAAGTAGGTTCTGAAGTTTTAACAGCAACTATTGTAGATGGATTTATTAGAGATGCTGAACTTAAAATATTTAGAGAAACAGATGCAGACTACGCGCGCGAGTACGCGACTTCTACATTTACAGCTAACAATAAATTTGTTGCATTACCTAATGCTTCAGGATCATCAGGTGCAAATACATCAAGAAGAGCTTTAGTTGTTCGTTCTGTAGTAGTTACAAATAGTTCTAGTGTTCAAGTATCTTTAGAACCAAGAGATGATACATTTATAACTGAATATAATTCAACAGGTGCAACAGGATTTCCTAAATATTATGCAATGTTTAGAGAAAATTCTATTGAAGTAGCTCCAACTCCTAGTTCAGCTTTTGTTGTTTCTTTAGATTATATTTACACACCAGATGGATTAAGTGCTACAAATACTGAAACATATGTAAGTTTAAACGCTCCAGAGCTATTATTATATGCTTGTTTAGTAGAAGCTTTTGCGTATTTAAAAGGACCTATGGATATGTACAAACTCTATCAAGACAAGTATAATACAGCATTACAAGGATTTGCGTTGGAACAAACAGGTAGAAGACGCAGAGACGAATTTCAGGATGGAACGTTACGAATCAAAGTACCGTCACCATCCCCATAACAACTATAAGGAGTACAATATATGGCAATAACACAAGCAGTGTGTAACACATTTAAATCAGAACTTTTAGGTGGTGTACACGATTTCGATTCAGGTAACGCACAGGTTTTTAAACTAGCATTATATACATCAGCAGCTAACTTATCAGCAGCTACTACAGCTTATACAGCTACAGGAGAAGTTGCTAACACAGGACAATACACAGCAACTGGTGCAGCATTACAAAGTAAACAAGTTTCATTAGATACAGCAACAGCAATAGTAACTTTTGCTGATTTATCTTTTACAGGAGTTACATTAACTGCAAGAGGAGCAGTGATTTATAATTCATCAGCTTCTAACGCAGCAGTTTGTGTATTAGATTTTGGAGCTGATAAAACTGCAACATCAGGAACATTTACAATTCAATTTCCAGCATTTACAGCAGCAGCAGCTATATTAAGAATAGCTTAAGGAGAATCGCATGTCGGCTCCCTGGGGATCAGGTGTTTGGAATCGCGGTTTCTGGGGGCTAGGCAATGAAAGTGTAACTGTTACTTTTGGAGCTTGGGGACAATCAAGCTGGGGTAATGGCACTTGGGGCGTAGGTAATGTAGGCCTTGAACTTTCATCTAATTTAAATTCAATATCAATAAAAATTGATAATGATGTTGCAATAACTGGTGAACAATTAAATTCTACAGTTAACACACTTACAATTACTGGTGATTCTAATTTAAATTTATCTACAAATTTATTACAAATTAGTTTAGGTGATGAAGTATTAAGTGGAGGTTCTATTGTTTCGCTTACAGCTTTAGATTCATTAAACACGACACTTGGGGCTTATTCAATTACTGCAAATGGTAATACATCTGAAATAGTTGTTGGAGATTCAATGACTGCTGTAGTAAACACTGTAACAGCAGATGCAGGAGCTTCATTTATTGTAAGCGGTAATGCTTTAAGTATTGTTATTGGTGATGAAGCTTTAACAGGAAATGGAACTGTTACATTATCAACAAATATATTAAATACAACTTCAGGCACAATTAGTGGAGATGTAGCAACTGTAGTTTTAACAGGATCTAGTGTTCTAACAACTTCAGGAACTGTAACATTTACTATAGATGGATCTGTTGCGGTTACAGGCGTAAATATGACAACTTCTACAGGCCGTTTATTCATTACAGCATGGGCCGTGGTTGATATAGGAG